GTTCTCCATGTTAGCGGCAATACCCGAAGTCAAACGCTCCAGAATTGCGGCCTGAATTTCTGCATTCACACGGCCAGACATAACGTCTTTTGTTGACCAGTCAGTGAAAAAGTCTTTTTTGCAGATTTGACGCTGAACCTGAAACTCTTCGAGGGTCAGAATACGCTCTGCTAGAGTGATAGTACCCGTTGGGGTAAAGTCACAAGTTCCGGCTGCGAACGTCACATCGTCAACGATTGTACGCACTACTGTCTTGTAGGGTACATTCTGCTTCACGGTGACGTGCTTCAGTGTTTCGAGTTCTACGAGTGCAGGGGCAAGAATCTCACCGGCCAATTCCCCTGCGTAGGTGGTAGTGAGTGAAGTTACTGTTGGCATTTTTTATTTGCTTTTGTTGGTGAGATTACTGTTCTGTGTATTTCATGAACCATTCGCGAGTTCCTTTCTTCGGCTCATCGGTGGTTTCATTTTTCTTTGACTTGCTGAACTTTTCCTCTTTCACTGAATCGGCAGATGCCTTCTTCTTCAGTGCTGCGAGTTCCTTTGACTTGGCAGAAAGTTCAGTTTTGGTGACTTCATGCGCTTGAGTTTCGGTTTCTTTCTCCGCTTCAACCGCACTGAGTTTGGTTTCAAGTTCAGAAACGCGGTCATTCAGCGACTTGATGATTTCCAGTGCGTCCTCTTGGCTCAATTCTTCGTCTTCCGAATCTTCCATCGTTTTGATTTCCGCGATCTTGCCATCTTCACCGACAACGATGATTGTTCCATCTTCGAGGGTGTGTTCACCTGCGGGTGCAAGTGCGTCACCATTTTCACCGGAAACATAAACTTCACTTCCGACCTCGAAAGAATCGGATGGAGTTTTTACGATGGTGCCGTCGGCAAGTTTGCCCTCTGCTTTGAATTCAACCGTTGGTTCTTCGGATAGTTTGAGTCCGATCTTCTTAAAGAACTCAAGGTTCTTGCGGTAGAGATCGGTTATTTTTTCTTTTGGTGACATGAAATATCGTTTTCAGTAAAATAGCTGAATGTTTATTTTTTCATGAAAAGACTTGCGTGGTAAACTTTTCTTTATACATTTGCCTCATGAACACATTCAACCCCTGCATAGTGACCTGTTTGAACGGTCGTCCCCGCGTCAGTGAGTTGTTACTCCTTTGCGCTCGTCGTCTGGGTGTTCCGGTCATTGCCGCCTATACCCGAAGCGAAGGTGGCGACTACATGACACTATCTTCGGATAGGAACGTGGCCGAAATTGTGACGCTCGAACAGAATCGTCCGGGCGAAAAGTGGAACGCTGTCCTCAAAGCCGCCTATGAACACCCTGACAACTTCACCCACTTCATCATCATGGGCGACGATGACGTGCTGACTGATAATGGGGCGATGAAACTTTACAGGCACAGCCACCTTGACTATGTGGGATTCAGACGGAACTGTTACTATGAACTCTCAACAGGCCGTGCGATGATCCATATCAACCGCCATGAAAATAAACTAATCGGAGCTGGCCGGATGATCTCGCGTCGTGCGATCAAACAGACTTGCGTTCGTGAGATAGTGGAGATCAGCCGCGAAGGTTTGCCTGGGCAGTGTATGTACAAAGGCACGCAGTACAGCTTCCCTGCCGATTGTGCGGCCTATCTGAAAGGATACGGTTACGCCCGTGAGTGTATTGGTCAGGGATTTACAGGACTTTGGCCGAATGATAAGAAGTCAGGGTTGGATCATGCCAGTGAACTGTTTCTTGTCGTAAATGGATTTGCGCCCGTTGCATTGGATCTAGATGATGATGAGATTTACCTGATCGACTTCAAGTCGGATAAGAACATCTGGTCTTATTCGATCCTTGAGAATAAGTGCGAGCCGTACAAGGCGCACAAGATTATCGACTATCTTAGCGATGACGAAAGGCGGTTGATCCTGTCCTTTCTTGAATCCGAAATGGCGGAGTGAGTGATAACGTGATGCAGATAAGCGAAGGCACAAATAGCGGTGGCTTTTGCGAGGGATTTGGGCTTTTGCTTATGTGCTGTTATAAGCTGGCCGAATTATTAAACTAAAAACTAAAATTGAAATGAAAATATTGAACTTATATTCTGGTATCGGGGGCAACAGAAAGTTGTGGGGAAGTGAACACGATATTACCGCAGTAGAATTTGATGGTAAAATAGCAACAATTTATCAAGATTTATACCCTAATGACAAGGTTATTGTTGGAGATGCTCACCAATATTTATTAGAGCATTATTCGGAGTTTGATTTTATTTGGGCATCACCGCCTTGCCCTACTCATTCAGTAACCAATTTGTTTTTAAATCCACAAGGAATAGTTAGGTATCCTGATATGGGATTGTATCAAGAAATAATATTGTTAGAGCAGTTTTTTAAAGGTAAATATTGTATTGAAAATGTAAAATCATATTATGAGCCATTAATAAAACCGCAAATTAGCGGAAGGCATTATTTCTGGGCAAATTTTAAAATACCTAACTTAAAAGTAGAAAAACAAATTGGTAGAATGAATGGCAAAAAAGCAGATTTAGGCGGTAAGGCACAATTTAAAATTAGGCAAAATAACCTTGATAAATTAGGGTTTGATTTGAGTAAATATGATTTTAATGATAAAGATAAATTGTTGCGTAATTGTGTTGCCCCCGAAATTGGAAAGGCAATATTTGAAAGTGCAATGAATATCTATAATGCAAATAATGTTGAACAGATAGGCTTGTTTGGAGGCGAGAGCTCGGCTTGCTTATAACTATTGGCTATGGATGACAAACCTGCACAAGTACGCCCGATTGGGGTGGATATGGATGAAAAAACCCCTCACGTTTGAGGGGCTTTTCATGATACACTAACCTAAAACTATATATTACATAACCAAAACTGCATTACAAGTCACCGAGCGATATTGCCCGTCTATTTTCCGTCACGCTCCAATATCCATCCCCGCCTTCGTTCTTTCCATTGGCCAACTGAGTTTCAAAACTAAACCACACGGCCATGTTCTTACTTCCGTTGTAGGTGACAATATCATTTACAGGGTCGTAATCAAACGAAGTTCCGGCCTCGATTGTGGTGGTAAGAGTATTGCTGTCAACCGTGCCAAATGATGCCCCATCACACGTTCCGAAGTTGCCGTATTCGTAGTACAATGCACCCATGACATTCTGCGTTGTCATCTGACCACCGTCGCCAGGCACACACTCATTGAGGAATCGCCACCTGATCGCACCAACTCTGATGCCTGTCGTGCCGTATGATGTAACCAGTGGTAGTGTCGCGCTCGATGTAACGAGGTTTCCATTTATGTAAACATTTCCCCTGTACTGATTATTGCTGATCCTGTCAATGGTTGCAAATAGGCTTGTTACATGGGTCTGAGGATTGACAGCCGAACCGATCCGATAACGTGCTGAGAATGCAGCAAGTTCAGATCGTGTGATTGTCCTGGCAGTTCGTGAACCACGCGGAAAGAATTTCATCGTCATAAGTTCAGCTTCTGAATAGTAACGTGACTGCCTTGTGTACGGATCGGTAAGTCTGAAACCATAATCCGGCCAAAGTAACTGAGAATAATACTTTCCTGACTTTGTCCAAACATTGAACCTCATTCCGTCTCCGGTGTCTGTAAACACATAACCGGAATCGGTTTGCGTAATCTGCTCGTAACCGAACTCATGCACAAAGTTGGCAATAAGGTTCAGACCATAGACACCTGCCTGAACTGTCTTGGCAGATGATCGAGGCACGGGGCGAAGTACGACTTCCTTCGTTGTAGTGGTCACCCCATTGACTATGCGTTTGGTTTCGAGCTTTGTCAGTTCGAGTGCTTCAGGTGTGTATTCCTGAGTGAACACTACATTCTTATAGGTGTCGAATACATCCTGAGGAAGTCCGACATCGTTTGCGGTAAGTTGTGGAAATGCCGTGACTGTGACAGCCATAAACAGGGTGAAGAGAATTGTTTTCATTTATATTGATTTAATAATTTCCTCCATTTCTTTGACAAGTTCATCGACCGGATCAGAACCGACAAGCACACGCTCCAGATCAACCTCGATTGAATAGCCTGTAAGTTCACCGGACTTCACCCGCGACCATACATCATCGTCATTCACTTTGCTACCTGTAAGCCATGTTCCGTCTGGAAGTTCACCGAGGCCAAGCGAAATACTCTTGTCGGATTCGCCTTCCTTAATCCATGATTCTACGACAATCGTATTGGCAAGTTTTTTCTCATGGTCAACAGTCGTATTCTGATGGTTATTCTTCATCAGATACCTGTGTGCCATTTCGCGCACTACGTCCTTTGGAAACTTAATGAAAAATTCGTTGCCTTTGTCATCCATCCGGTAGATGGGTAGGTCAGGTATCATTGCTGGGCCATACACCATGCGCTTCTCATCATCTACTTTTCTGAGTTTATACTGAGATTTGAAGTGCATGAAACCGGACTGAATCGCAGGTTCATCGACGAATGAAATCGCGTAAACACCGAGTTCACCGTCATCGTCAATCTTGGCCTCGTAAACTTTTATTTTTTCCATGTTGCAAATTTAGAATTTCTGTTTATGTTTGCGGCGCATCTAATAGCTTTTTTTCATAGCCCATCCATTGGTTTTGAAGCCCCTGAAACGTCGGGGGTTTTTTTTTATAGCCTTGCCTGTCTGTCGATCTGCTCAGTTGCTTCCACTCCCTTGATAACGTCATTCGCTACCACATACGCCCGAGGCGGCTGCGGTGGTCTGCTATTCACAAAGTCCGTATTCACCGGATTAAACTGAGGCGCACCGCCACCAGTACCACCTCCGGCAGACGCGCTGACACTTGCCGAACCTCCCGCCGATGCTGAACCGCCACCACCGGATGAGTTGAATGTTGTCTGTCTGATTTTATTCACCTGTGCAAGTCCAGCGGCTACGGCAAGACCGGCCTGAACAAATGGAAACCCGGGAAACGCAATCGTGAGCGGGTTGGCTGCTGCTGCTGCGAATGCGGCGTTGGCCGATTGGTAAGTCTGAATAAGTGCCTGTGCGATACTCAGTCCTTTGTTGATGTTGAACTGACGCTTCGCTTGTGCTTCATTCTGCGCGCCAAATGAATCGTTGATAGCTATCAGCGCGCCGATGGTATCTGATGCCACCTGAACCTTTGAAGCCGTCAATGCCCGTTCGCGTTCGATCTCTTGTTGCCTGTATTGCTCCTGAATAGCCGCGACCTCATCACCATTGGCAATGGCAAGCTGCTTCAATAACTCCGCGTTACCCGCCGCCTGTTCACGAAGTTTGATGTACTTTTCGTCAACGAGCGCAATCTCTTTTTCTTCGCCCTCTTTCATGAGCGACAATTCAAGTTCCTGTTGCTGCTGAAGAATCTTGAAACGCTCATCATTCTCTGATGTAAGTTGTGATAGCTGTGACTTCTGCCCTGGTAATGACTTCTCTACCTGCTCACGAAGTTTCTGCTGAAGTTCAAACACCTTCGCCTGTTGATCCCGTAGCTGTTTGATTTCTTCATCTCTGATCTTCTGACGTTCCGCCGCCGCCGCCCGTGCTTTCTCCTGCTCCTGAAGTTCAAACCCATCGCGGGTATTCTGAAGGTCTGCCAGTTTTTTCTTTGCTTCGTCAATAGTTTTCTGCCCTTCGGCTTGCACTTCCTGCGGGTTGAATACAGCGCTTGCGATACTTTCGATACCTTTTGCAAATGTAGATTCTAACCCGAAGTTCTGACCGAATGTCGAGCCGATTGTGTCAATGCCTTTTAGGATGAGTTGAATGGGCGTTGTGATAAAGTCCAGTATGCCCTTCAGGATAAGTTTATTCCGTGCGGCTGCTGCCACTTGCCCGTCAAGAATTGTTTGTTGCGTTTCGACTGTTACCTGTTGTTCAAGTATCGCGGTATCGAGTGCCTGCTTCTTCAGATCCAAAATTTCCTTTTCGGATTTGCCCTGAAGTTTTAGCGTGTTTTCGGTTGCGCTGATCGCGTCATACTGAGCCTTTGCCGCGTCTGCTGACTTCTGTTGCGCCTCTGCTGCCTGAAGTTGCTGATCCGTCACGCCGTCGAACAGTGCGGTAATTTTCTCAAAGTTTGAGATGATAAGCGCACCACTTGTGATGATGAGGAAAAGCGGGTTGGTCAGGAGCGACTTACCAAGTGAAACCAGTCCTGACGTTACGTTTTTCAGGCCACTGGAAAACTCTTCAAACGTGAATCCCTTCACGGTTCCGGCCAAACCTTTGAGAGACGAGCCTACCTGCTCGAAGTCGAGGTTAAAGAGTGATTCACGAAGTCCGGCAGCGTTGTTGCTCAGTCGCTCGAATGAACTACCCGCCTGACGATTGATTGCCTCACTCGCATCTTTAATCCGGTCTTTTAGTTCACCGGCTTCTTTGGATAGCTTTTGAAACTCCTCACTGTTGGAATCGAGTGATGAGAGTTGCTTCTGCATTTCGCGAAGCTGTTGTTTCAGATTGACCGTGCTTTGAGTTGCAACGTCGAGTGTACCGGCGACTTTGTCGACGTTTTTAATCGCGCCGGATTCGTCAATATCTAACTGTATAGAATACTTCTTCATGTCAGTAAAGTGTAAACGCCCCATGCGATGAGGGCAATAATTGAAACATTCACGACGCGGTAAATCCACAGACGATAGCCGCGCAGTTCTTTGTTGTACTTTGGCGCGGTTGCCCCTGCCTTAATCAGCTTCAGTGCCGCTCCTATTGTTTCGCTGTGGTCTATCATACGCGTCTGTATTGGATATATTCAACTGTTGCAATGAAGTTCAGGTTCGTGTGCGGGTGTCCGGAGGATAGTCCTACCTTCAAACGATGTTCGGCTGTATTGGTTGCTGTGTCAACCGTCAGCTCAATGTTGTGGAAAGTTGTGTCGTCAAAAATCGTATTAACCGTTCCCGCGCTTGCCGTGCCTTCTTTCTTCAGCATAACACTGAACCGAGCAAGTGCCTGATTGATGATGGTAGTTGTTGATTCAGCGCATGAGATGGTCACCACACACGCCCATGCGGTTTGATCTGGAATGTTGATCCGCTTGCCTGTCATACCCTCGATGAGTAATTCAAGCGTCGAACTTCCCGATGACAAACCGCCCTTCACGTTCATGATGAATGTTCCGGCCTGACTTCCACCCTGTGCATCGTCACGATTGCCACTCATCCACCCGCCGCCAATGTGAAGGCCCGGCACGTTGGCATAAATGTTTTTACCCGTGAGTAATCCACTTCCATGATTACCTTCGTACTTAACCTGTTCCCCGATGATGAGGGTGTTGGGGTTATTGTCAAGCGATTCGATGCCCTGACCGACTGTGATGGTCTGGCTGTTCTCAGGTGCAAGCTGGATGTCATTTCCGATTGTCACACTGTAATCGGGAAGCGGCAATCCGCGACTTGATGCCAGTCCGATGGTGTTCCCAAATGGTGAACCTGCCGGATCGTCACGACGGTCTGCGCCGAATTGAAAACAGAGTTCACCCAGTGCCTCCCATGTGTACCCGTAACGCTCGCAGCAGGTCTGTGTTGCGCTTGCGGGATCACCGTTCTGATCTACGAAGTTCACCGTGCCATTCAGGTTCACAGATGCAGGTATCACAGGACAGTCAGCCTGAGTGTTGATGATCTTGATAAGTTTCACCTGCGTGCTGTCACGATCTCCTAACCGGTAGCCGTTAATCTCAAGCACCCGCCAGTATGAATCCTTCACCCATATAACATCGTTAAACTTCACATTGATCGCGTCGGCAAAAGTCAGATCAAAATAGGCTGTCATTATTCGCGCTTCAGGTGAATAGATTTCGTTAAGGTAGTTTCGGTAGTACAGGTTGAACAGGTTGTTGTACGGGTGGCCGATGATCTGATGTGGCTGCGCTTCAGGGGCAAAATTCAGATCAAAGTCCTGAACTTCTGCATTGACCGTGCTGTAATGATTTGCAAGGTTCACGCTCGTAATTTCACCCACTTCATCTGTGATGTCGTCGTACAGTGCTATGTCAGCCGTACCTGCGATGTACAGGCAGCGAGGGCCAGGCACTACAAATTCACCCTTATCGTTCACGAACTTCGGGATGATGATGCCCGTTCCGTTGATCGCGTTTGACGGCGTTGGCTGCGTAACCAGTTGAACCGTCATTTCACCCTGCGCGAAATCATTTGGCACTTCCGATGAATTGACAGTGTAGCCTTCGATCTTGTATTCACCGTAGATACGGCCGGCATCTTGGAAGATTTTATTCCACACGTCGCCACCCTGTTTGTATGTGAACTTCAGCTTCTGATGTTGTAGTGAAGTTGTCGGTTCAATGATGTAGTCCTTTGAAATATCCAGTTTGCCCGTCCAGTCGCGGTCGTCACCACTTCCGATGTAAGTGCCAAGCGATTCAAATGTCAGTTTGTTTGGAATGTTGCGGTCAGGGATGACGGCCAAATTGTGCATGGCAATAACGTCGCGCACGAACTCCATTTGCGTCATGTCCGGCGCGTTCAGTTTCAGATCAACCGTTTGACCGTATAACGCACCCTCGAAACCGATGAGTGCGAAACCTGTGCCGCTGGCAAAGTCATTGTCAGCATCACCGAATAGATCCACAACGGGAGTGCCACCGGCCATGTATAATCCAATGGTGTCACCCTGCGAAAGTGTGACCGTCACGTCATACTGAATATTGATCGTCTGACCAACTGCGGGTGCATAAAGCGGTGTTGCACCTCCGGGAACTGATGCGCCCGACGTGGTGTTGCGAAGCCTGAATGTAACAAACGGCGCACCTGCTGGATTGGTGTCACGTCTAAATGTGGCGAAAATCTTGAAGGTGTAAACCCCATCGAACGGGGCTGTATAAACCGATGTCGCGAAGTTGTTGTTATTGTCGTATGATTCAGTCAGTCCGGTAAGCTGTGAACCCACCAAACTATTCTGAAGGTTCGACTGGTTTGTCGTGTATCCGGCTTTGAAGAAATAACCCTCTGGTGGGATGTCATACTTCAGAGCCTTACCATTGACAAAGGGCATATAATACCCATCGAGTACGGTAATGAGTGCCGCCGCGTCGTAATCGAAACCGGCCTCACGGATGATCTTATCAAACAGCCATGACCATTGGATCATCGGTGTCATTTCAGCGGCGTATATCGGTCTGTCCGGATTCAGCACTACCCGCGTACCTGATTCACCCGCTTCGCTGAACTTATACCCGCGATCAATCAGTGCGTACCTGTATGGCTCAGTCGAGTTGGTAACCGCTGTAAACGTAACCGCGTGATTGAGATCGTCGAGTGCTGCGATGTCCGCGAGTTTCTTCGTGCCAAGTGCCTTTGACAAATTCGGAGTTTCCGAATAAAACACGACCTCCAGCGACGCGATCATCCCGTCCTTAATAATCGAGCGCATGACCTGAATGTGACCTGTGGCAAATGGCATCGAGTTAACCCGAAGTTCAGCGTCCATCTTAACGTGGAAGTAGTTATTGGTTGGTGAAACATTCGGCTCAAACAGTGCGCTGAATATCTGCTGATTGTTGGTGTCAAACGGTACCCGAAACGAGCGCGAAAATCCGCCCGTTGCCTGAAAGTTCTGAATATCGGTGAACCTTGATGTAATGGCAATAGGGTCGTTCTCGAAAAGCGAAACGATTCGGCCTGATGAGGATTCTATGAGTTGAATGTCGGTCGTCATACGTATTGGTTAGCCATTGCCAGTTTCAAGTTCAGGTTCTTAAGTTTTCCGTTGCGCTCACGGGCAAGTGTGTAATCGGTGTTATCGATCACAACCGGATAGAATGTGCCATCGTCTTGCAGCCAGTGAACTTGACGCGATACCAGTAATGATTGCAGAAAAATGAATTCATTCTCACTGATCCAATCCGATGTAACGGTTAACGACTTGGTGGCCTTGACCGCCTGAATGGTTGTGCCTGCGTCGTATGCACCGTAATCGAAAGTATCTGTTCCATACCCTCGCAACTTTCTAAATGATGTTCGTTCGATGTTTAACGATTCCTCATTCTTCTTGATGAAGTTGAAGTAATCCCACCCACCGCGAGAGTTCTGCCATGCAAGACGAACCTTGTTATGTTTACAGTCAGACTGCCCGTAGAGTTCCGCGTTGTAAAAAACATATAGTGCGCTCACGGCCGCATCCGAAACGTTCTGTGCGCGAACGGTGTAGAATCTCCAATTCGGAGTATTGGCAGGCGCAACGTCAGGAAATGAAGTTGCCAAATTCATAGGATAGACACCCGTGCTGAGTAAGTCACCCTCGAATCCTTCTATCAATTCAGACGTGGGTGCGCCTGCCGCATCGTATATGGTGATCAGTATTTGGTTAATCGTATTATCTTGTAAAATATCATCTCCGTAGATATAAGAAAACACACCCCAATCGGATGCAAATGTTGGAATAAAAATCGTCTGTGCGCTTGGTGTTATTCCAAAGGATTGAGCCTTGTCCCAAATGTGAGTATTATATTTTCGATCTGAAAAAAAACGCTTCGTGTTATCGTTCAGATTAAAGGCTTGGTCAGTGTTTGATCCCTCGGTATATACTGAAAAACCTGTCTTGTTATCGAAGTAGCCGTTTAAGATGTAGAACGTATCAAGACTTTCCTCTGATCCTGCGTTCTCTGTCAATATACCATCGACAAGCCACCATTCAGTAATATCAATGTTGACCTCTTTTATATCCTCCGTGTTTTCTGTGTAACCGATGGCACTATTTTCAGCATGGACAGTTCCGCCAAAATTAGCATTCAATCTATTATCCAGTAACGACCTAAGATCAACAACCGTGGTTGATACGGCCGCAGGAGGAACGAAAAGAACAACAGTATCTGCTCCAACTGTGACCTCAACACGATAGCGAAAACCATCTTCAGGGGTGTTGTCCGAAGCCAACCCGATAACTACGGGGTGACCTATTAAACAGAGCGGTCGTGGGTGTTGTTGGATAGTTATTGCCATCTTATTTCAATTTCAATCTTAATTCAATTTTCTTTTCAATGTAACGATTTATTGCCGCTTCGTTTTTTTCGAGTACAGATTCAATCGCGTATTCGTAAAATGGGAAAGGTTCAATTCCTTTTTTTCCGATGGAGCGAGCCATGAGAAATGCAGCCGAACGCCTTGCCTGTGGAGTGGACTTGATGAACCCGCCGCCTTTTTTCTGCAAACGAACATTTTTCTGTTGAATCCACTTTTCGATCTTATCTGGTGGCGGCATCTTTGCGCCCTTGCGCCTTCCTTCGATGACGAAACGAATGTAATTTGCCGCTTCACCCCTTGCGCCAAGATCAATGATCCCCTTGCCTGATCTTTCTTTGATCGTGTAGGATAGGTTGTCGCGAAGTGTACCCGAAGCAATGGATCGACGTTTTTTACCTCTTACCGTGCGTGTCAAACCAAGTTCACGCTGCGCAGCCTCTACGATTTCCGCGCCGAGGGTATCGAGTAGTATTTTGAGTTCGCTCATGGTTATATCTGATATGACACCGCGCCCTGAATGGTTACGCCTGTCGGGTTCGTCGTCCATGTGGGGCAGACTATCTTAATCTCCCAATAATCATCCGCATTCAGCGATATGTCCATGCCCTGATTGTTCAGGATGGCGTATGAGTTTGCACCGGGATTCCATGTCATTGTGCCTATGAGATAGTCCGTTGTATTATTCACCCTCACGGATACGGTGACAGTTTCACCCGAACCTGTTACGGTAGTGAATGTCTGAATGTCGATGCCGACTATCCGACGAGCCGAGCCAACATAAACCCGGCGACGTGCTGCGGTTGTCGATGGTGCGGCGGCCATTGACTGAGAAGAGCCGATATAGTAAGTCAACGTGTCTTGAGGGTTAAACACACCACCCGAACCGAGTACATAGGTATCGATTACACCAAGCGCAGTCCGCATTTCGGCTGCGGTCAAAGCAGAAACCGTATTGTCTGCATTGATGCGGAAAAACCTGATAGCTGACGGGTTCGATAAAACGAAGATGTTTGAACCGACTGTTGAAGCTCCGAGTTGTGTGCGGAGATTTGATGCGTCTGCGGCGATTCGTGCAGATAGCGTCGTAGGTGTATCGAGTACGCCTGAAGTCACTGACACAAGTCCTGTGCCTGATGGAGCAGGGCCAGTTGCGCCTGTTGCTCCGGTTGCTCCGGTTGCTCCGGTTGGCCCTTTGATATTTCCATGTAAAGCCCATACCCCTGCTGTTTTCAAATAAACGTCACCGTTTGAAACGTCAAAAGAGTAATCTCCATCCTTTCCAAGTCCTGAGCCGGGTACTCCGACCTTGTTATACCAAGTCGAACCGTCTGCTCCGTTTGCGCCTTGTATGCCTTGAATGCCCTGA